TTCCGCGATGACGACAAGGCTGATGAACCGTGATGCCGCGATGCGGATGAACCGTGATGCCGCGATGCGGATGAACCGTGATGCCGTCGTTGGTGGTGTGCGTGTGGTCTATGATGCCGCGATAATTGAGAACCATATATATCGTGTAAACCTCTCCCGTAGTGGGGATGGGTGTGGGAGGATATATCTCCGTCATCATTTATGGCTTTGCTTTTAACATACCCAGTAGTTTCACTATGATATGAGGGCGGTAACATAGGTAATCCCCTTCTCGTTATACGATAATCCTGCACAAGAACTTCATCATCCGGATAGAAGAATTTATGTACACTATTCATAATATCCCTTCTCTTATCTTTACAATCTAATCTATCGAAATTATTTTTGTGGTCTTCTATCATAGCTAGATAAACGGTTACCTTCACCGAAACTGGTTTTCCTATCCTTATGTCAGTTGGTACTGTCGGATGAACGTCGAATTTCTGAATGATATACTTGTGATTTTTAATATAAATTGGTGTTTTTGGTTTGAACATTAGGTCCAGCATATATTTTATATTGTGTGCCCCGTTGGTTTGTGCCGCAGGGGACCCGTATTTCGGAACTTTTTTGTTTTTGATAACATATTTAAGGAGCTTAGTAAAATATAGAGACTTTTCCAAAAAACTACGATATGATAATGGAACACCTGCTTTTTCTATAATATCATCGGTGTATTTTAATAAAGGTGTAAACAGTATTTTTTGTGTAGTATCTCCGGGTACAAGCATCTTACTTGTGAATGGAGCGGGATTTGTTTTTATCACTCCATCGAAGTCAATATCTATATCTAAATAAAGGGAGTTGTCTTTTTTATATTGTGGAGGACGAGCCTGCTTAGACATATCTTATATAATAATTATATAATAATCATATAAGATATTTTCATTTAATAAAATTATTTGGGAAAAACGTATATATTTCACGAAGACGCCGACCGCTGGGATTGCGCCGCTTTTAAAATCTCAATGGCTTTCTCTTCTTCCTCTTTAGAAATAATATTATCATTATTCGTATCAACTACACTTTTAATTTTCGACAATTTGTCAGAAATAATACAGAATCTGCTTTCCTCATTAAACAAATGGTTTGATAATATTGCAAACGCAGCAGTCATCAAAATCGAAACGATAACGTCGTTCGTTCCAATAAAAACGGTTGTAAATATTAATATTTCCCTCCCCATTGCATTTCGCAGAGCGTGCTCCTGTGTTTTACTAAACCCAAAGTCTACATACTTTGACCCAATATTAGATACTATCATGAAGAGTCCTATAAAAAATTTGTTTTTATTTAGACTATTTACATACCTAAACATCTTTTTAAAAGAACCCATTGTTGTATATAATATTAGATAAAAAAATTAAAAATAATTTTTGACACCGACAGTATTCCATAAGATATTATTGGCAAATCCTTGTGTTTTATTAATCGCGCCTTTATACTGTTTCCCTCGCATCCACCGCCTCCCTTGCGCCCTCAATCTTGTTGGATGGAAACGGTTCTGTGGCCCATCCCTCAATTTCGTTGTGAATTTCTCTCGTATATAATACGCGTTATAATAAAAGTAAAACATTAATATAAAGAAAAAGCAACATATATATTTCATAATTATATATATAATCATTTATTAAATAATTTATTGAATAATTTATTGAACAATTTATTGAACATTCATATTCATATTAAAAACGTTTATTAGGAAAAATTATATAATATTAAAATCTCTTTTTTTATTAGATATGAGTAATTTAGTATTATGTGCCGCGCCTTTTTCTCCAAAAAATAATCTTTCGGAAAATAATAACAGGTCGCATATAGATAAAACGAGGAATCACACTCTAAAAAATAGACAGGCCCCAAATTCGAAAATTAACGAGGCAATCGCTCGCATACACCAATCTCCCGAGGTGGGCGAGGAATTAAATAATTTTAATCCGCCTCCTCCACCGTCATCAATCGGTGTCACTAAAACAGAGGAATCTAATCCTAACGCAAAACACATCAGGGTAAATACATCTGAATTAACCGGCGACGGGTTAGCTAATACTGGTCCTCCCGAAGGAGAGCATTATGATGATTTAAATATTACGGATAATAACGAATATTATAAAAAGGTAGTCCCAATGTATAAAGAAGTTAATCACCCGACACCACAACCACACCCACCCCAGCAGCAAATGATGTCAAACAAAGGAGAAATGGCACAGAAATTAAATTATATGATCCATTTATTGGAAGAACAACACGATGAAAAAACAGGACATGTGTTCGAAGAGCTCATATTATATTCCTTTTTAGGAATATTCATCATTTTTGTAGTAGACTCATTCGCACGAGCCGGAAAATATGTTCGCTAATATATAATTAAACACTTGTCTGCCGGCAATTTTTTAGTCGCATAATTATAAAAAATAAATGAACTTTTTTGGGAATACCTAACAGTAATGTTTACCCCAAAAGACTTTATTATATAGACATTAGATGATACACCATCAATAAATACATACTTGGAATTTTGGCGTTTATTGCACATATGTAAGGCGATTGAAAATCCTGTAAGAAAAATATTATTATAATAAATATCGCTCAGTGATGCAAAATTAGTTATGACATTGGATAATCCTTCTTTTTTTCTCTCGAGAATTTTATTTTCACCCCGAATATTATTCGGAGTATACTTAATCATAGACTTCCTAAAGAAATATGCGGCAACTAGATTATCCTTATGCAAAACACCATATATAAATATATTTTCTGTTCTAATGAAATGAAGTATTTCTGCCATCTCGGGATATATAAAACATTTAAATCGGCTACTATTCTCATCAATAAATGTTTTTAAAAGGTTTACATTATCGCAAGTTAGCTCTATTACCTTAAACGACCCGTGTGGTATTGTTAGAAGAGGAATATCATTTATCAAATACCCTGTGGTGAGAAATGATGTTAATGGGATAATAATATGTTTAGGTCCATCGTGTTTAAACAAAATAGTGCTGATATTCTTCCTGTTTTTTCGTAAATTATTACAGTGGTTCTGTATTAATTTAGGAAATATATCCTTTTTCTTATAACCGGGATATATACACAAATTATCCATATAATAAATTGGAAATATAGGACCTTCATTAAATACCGCGCATAATTTTCTACCACACACAATGCCCTTATAATTATCACCTTTCTCGGCATATGGCGAACTGTCGTAATATATAGATACATAACCATTTTCACCAGAATCCCTCAAATAAGGGACAATGTTATTATTCTCTGGTAGAAAGTTTAATGTAGAGGTCCTCAAGCAAAAATTCTTTATAAACCCACAGATATATTGAATTTTTGAATCATCCAATTCTGAGACATTATATGTTTTTATATCTATAATATTCGTATATCTGTTAATTGGACCGATAGAATTACTTATTTTACCGGGTGGTCTAATCCTATACACAATATTATAGTAATGAAAAACAGGCTGAGTGCTCCAGAAATGATAGCGTATTTTAATATACGCCATAAAAAATATATATATAAGGATAATTGCTAATATTATGTAAATAATTATCATTTTAACAAAAAGTTAGATAATTATTAATAAATATAAACCGTTAATTATGTCGGCTTTTGAAATATATACAAATACTGGGAGTCATTCGTGCACGTCGACATATCTACTTTTCCCAATAATATAAAACCCACGTGTTTCGCGATATTGACCACTTCTTTTTGTGTAGGCATAAACAGTCGCAATTCGTGTTTCCGTATATTTCCCGAGGTTACCTCTTTAAACTGTTCACGGAATACCGCGGTTGAGTCATTCGGATATATTTCAAAGTTGGATTTATAATCATAATCCACCAGCTTTACAGTTGTATTATTATGATTACATTTTTTCACATATTTTGACGAAGACACCTCAAATGGGTTGCTGGATGTTAATACTGGGTCAAATCCTTTACTATCCACTAAATTTATTATTATGTAACCACCCGGTTTTAGCCACGAGTAGCAATTTTTGAAAAATAAATCTTTGTTTTGCATATAATACACAGTAAAGTTAAAACACGTAATATGGGTGAATGTATCTTTGGAAAAACTTGTTTCGTCCGTTGCATCTAAGTTGCGATAATCATTGTTCGGATACGTGATTTTTGCCTTATTAACCATCGACAAGGAATTATCTATTCCTATTGCTTTTATATTTTCATTAGAAAACTCATCTACGTGATGACCTATACCTGAACCAACATCTAAAATGATACTCTCTTCCGTTACGTCTGTTTGTTTCCGAACAACCCCCACCTCAAACCTATTCCGTTTCTTGTTATATAGTATAACATCATATTGATTCGCATAAAAATCATCATATATCTCTCCGCCACTCTTCAAAACCATTTTTTTCTGGACACCAAATCCCTCCTTTGTTGGGTTTATTAAATTTATAAACAAGCTTAACGTCAACATCCCCCCTACTATATATAATATGAATTCTATAATAGACCGTTTTTTAAAATAATCATAGCTGTCTATAAGCAATCCCTTGCTTGATGTTTTAACCATATGTATTATATTGCTATAATTTTTGTATTTATTTTAATATATGACAGACACTGAAATTAATGATGTTCGGACAAAAAGTGATTTTAGACAAATAACCTTTTCGGGATTCCAGAAAGTCAAGGTTAAGAAGGAGATAACCGAGTGTTTATTATCTGGAAAGGTCGAGTCCGCGTGCTACTGGGGCGCAGAATTTATATGCGCCGGGCACTATATTGACCTATGGGAATGTATAATTCTATATATATCTAAATATATTCATCTAGGAAACCCTAAATTACCTATATATATTGCAATGCGTTTTAATAATTTCAAGGATATACTTTCTGGGGGTTACATCGACAATGAGTTGAGAATGAGAAATAATCCTAAAATTAGACGGTTGTTTGCCGAAATAACAGGGGTGCTGTGCTTCTCTCGAAAGAAACATCGTTTTGAGGACATAAAAATTAAAAGGGACGAAGAATTCAATATGACGCATATGTCTACAAAATTAAAGGCACCAACAATTAATTATGCCCAAACTATTTTCTGTAAGGGTGACCCGAAAGAAATTTTCATAGCGATAAACGAATTTGCATATCACATATCTCCTCAATCAAAAAATGTTGTGTCTGCATGTTACTGGCTGGAATGGTTATTGGAGTTTGAGATGCTTTCCAAAAGAAAGAAAGAGGGATGTTTTTGCGAAAGGCGGAGTTTCGCCCCTGTATTAGACAAATATCAAATGGACATTATATGGATGGTATGGGAGTTGTTATTATTAGAATGCAAAAAAGACGAGAAACTTATTAAATCTGAAATAATGAACTCTCTGTTATCCATTTTTTGCATAAAATACTCTAGCGGCTTAAAGAAAAAAAGAAGATATCTTTTATATTTCGGAATAGCGCTTTTAACAGAATCTGTTGATTTAAGCGTTGATATTCTAAACGACAAAGACGCCATACACAAGATTATTGGAAAAATTGACGTAGTTTATAAAGATGTTAAAAAAAATGAGCTTAGCCCAGCAACAGATTATTTATTTGATGGGAAAACTGCACCAAAGAGCAATTTAGACAAAACAATAGAGAGACTTGACGCATTAAATAAAATGTCGGGTGAATAGTAATCATTATTTTTATAAGTAATAAAAACTAATTAACTTGTATAAGTAATGATTCCATCTAATTGTATAAAAGAAAATTCGGCGAATGGCGATGGAAATTCAGCGAATGGCGATGGAAATTCAGCTAATGGCGATGGAAAAGCTGTTATCGATTCCCCGCCGTCATCTCCTAAACAACCTCCTCCTCCCGCAGCTGCAGCTATGCTAATATCTGCAAATAATCATATTCAACATACGGCTTCTGCGAGTTCTTATCTCTCCACCTCCTCATTATATTCTCTTTTTTCGTGGCTAGGGACCTCATTATACTCACTGACAAACATCCCTCGTTCGTTTACATATTCGTCGAACCCCGAGTATGACCACGAACAAGTATTAACAACTATAAGGAAATTGCACAACCATCTTCGATTCTTAGATGCAAAGATAGACCGAATGAATATAAATACGGTGGGGTTTGCGACTAAAGCAAAAAAATTATATAATAACAAAAAAATAACAAGCGCAATGCACCAGATACGTTTGAAAAAAATGTATGATCACGAAATACAAAAGCTAGAAGCACTCAAATTTAACATTGAAAGTCAAATCCTGCATATGGACTCTGTAGAAATAATGATGGTTACTGTTGATACAATTAAGGACACCAGCGAGTATTACCAGAATATTCATTCTAATATAAATATTTCGCAATTAGAAAATACTCTAGATGAAATGGTAGAGCATCGCGATGATTCAACCGATATACAGAGCATTTTAAGTGACTTTAATGCATTTAAGGAGTCGACATATGACGAAGATGAACTCCTAAATGAGTTGAAAGCAATGAGCTTGGACACAGGTGTCGAGCAAGTATCTCAAAGTCAAATTAATTTAACCGATTTACCCGAAGCCCCAATACATCCTCTACCCAGCAAAATTCAGAAGAACCTTGCAGAAATAAAAAAAGACAATGTTGAGGTAGCCTTTTAATATATTCCAGGGATACAGTTGTCGTGCTTCTTCTTCTTTCCCTTTCTATGATGATGAATACAGTTATTTCGTTTAGGGTCAATCATTTTTTGATGAGGCATCGTGCAATCTGCGTATCCGAAGTTTTCGGCCGCGGCAAAATTAGCATTCTTAGCATATGTATTATTTTTATCGTAAATTACCTTTTTTATGAAAGAATCGCTGGATATTGAACCTGTCGGTTTAAATATTATATTTCCCCTTGGTTTTCCCATCATACCTTGAGGTTTCGATATCCCGCGACTAATTGCAGTCTCGTTTTGTTCAATCGTTTTATATGTAGAATACAAATATTTGTTCGTGCTTGAATTATAATCGGGGATTGGTTTTGTCTGTCCTGATCTTATTATATTTTTAACTGGATCACATTGTTCACAATTAGTTATAATAGGACCACGTCTAACGTAATCCTTTAGACACAACATATTTCCGGTGATGGTTGTGGGGTTTCCGCCGGGAGTATCCATCGGCATCCCAACACTTGATCGACTATACCCACGGTCCCCCCTAGGAATTAACTGTTTTCGCCAATGTCTAATAGGCTTCGCCTTTCCCCACGCGGATATTGGTCCCGGCATTGAGTTTATCTCGTCCGTTGTAAGTGGTGCAGACCACGAAGGAACACCATACGTAGTCATATTATTTGGGTCTTTCCACGATATGTAAGGTTGCCCCCTCCAAATAGATTTGGAATTTAGCATATTATATTATAGCCTAGATAATATAATAACATACAAGCGAATTATTTAGAGCACACACGAGTGGATGTACAAGATAGTGTTACCGTCGCCCACCCAGAAATACGCTTATCTCAAAAACATTTAAATCTATTCCCTGTTCGGTGCGATGAAACACATTGCTGATTCATAGATTTCAAAAAATATGGCGCGGTATGAGAACCACTATATTTCGCGGTATTTACTCCAAAGTCTTTTTTCATAGAATGTGCATTCTTTTTTATTGTGTTTAGCCGCAATCTATCCACTCTAGTGCTGCTCGATACAGCCCCCTGCTGGGAGAACACACTATTATTTGGCTTGTAAACGAGGTTGTTACTGCATATATCGCCACATTCCAACTTCGATCTGCTCTGGGGACCATCTGTAACTGTTGGCCATAGTCTATTCCCCGCTTCATCCTCATATGATATACCTTCAATCTTTGACCCAGAGAGATTTTGTATATATGTTTTTGTTCTTGCTCTCAGATATGCCCTACTATCGGTATAATAAGTTTTATCTAATACTGTTGTAGCACTGGTAATTATCTGTGATTGTTTGCAACAAGAGCCATTCTCTCCATCAGGAAGGACCTTTCCTACATATTCAGAGAGAATATATGATTCTTCACAGCAGTCTTTCGGCTGTTTTAGCGTTACGCTCCCTCCCGGAATGCAACCGGGGACACCAACCCCAGCCCGACCCCCGCCGCTCGCCGCGCGAGGCTGTAGTTGCTTGCGCCAATGTTTAAGCGGTCTGCTTCTCGGATACCAACAATTTGCGGCCTCCTGTATTTCATCTGTATCTGCAGGATTTGAACCATTTGTCATCGGTCGAGACCACGTGGGAACAGCATTTACGAACACTTGTTTATTAGATTTCCATAAACCAACTTGAAATATTCCCATATAGTATAGTGTGCAGAAAATAATAACTATTAATAATATAATGATAACAAAATCTATCATAATCGGCTTTTTTATATATTTAATAATAAAACACGTATTTTATGGTAACACGATAATAGAAGGAGTCTCGACAAAGTCAGACCCCTCTAATGCGGCGAGTATTAAAACGATTGGTGTTACCCAAGAATCACATACACAGCAAATAAAGAAACTCACCGATAAGCACAACACACTTCGGATAACACTCGATAAATTAAAAAAGAAAAATGCAAAAAATAATGCGCTTGCCGATAATTTTAAGTCATGTTGTGAAAGTAAATAGATTTAGAGAATTTATAAACCATAATAATAATAATAATAATTATAATTATTATAATAATAATAATAATTATAATGATAATAGTTGTTGTAATTATTATATTTTTTGTATATCTAATTACAAATCATATGTTTTATTTAAATAAAACTTTTGAAGGGTATACAGCAAACTCGGAAAAATC